AGATAATAGGAAAGATTCTTATAAAGATGTTTATGCTATTAATTTTGTAAATGTAGAACCTTATTCCTCAATAACATACAGACCAACTATTGAGGATTATGATGGTAATATTTATTGTGTCACCGTTCCAACAGGGGTTATTATAACAAGATATAATAATAAAGTTTTAATATCAGGAAATTCGGAAGTAAGACATAAAGATGCTTATGCGCAATTATTAAGAATTCTTGGGTTGGAAAATGAGTTTCAGACAGTTATTGAAATTCCTGCCATAAAGAATAGAATTAGTTATCTATCAAAATATTTGGATGGAACAAGGAGCAAAGAGAATAAAATGTACACAAAGTCTGTATTATTATTTTCATTGTTTATTGAGCATGTGAGTTTATTTAGTCAGTTCTTGATTATGATGTCCTTTAATAAAGAGAAAAATCTATTTAAGGGTATTTCAAATGTTGTTGAAGCTACATCAAAGGAGGAAGAAATTCATGGTAATTTTGGATCAGAACTTATCAATATTATCAAGGAAGAAAACCCAGAATGGTTTGATAAAGAATTTGAGCAACTAATTGTTTCTGCTTGCCATAAAGCATATGCTGCCGAATGTGGAATATTAGATTGGATATTTGAGCATGGGGAGTTAAGTTTCTTATCAAAAGATACAATTAAATATTTCATTCAAAATAGATTTAACAATTCATTAAATAGAATTGGAATGAAGCCAGTGTTTAAGGTTGATTTTACAGAAATTGAGAAGACGTTATGGTTTGATGTGGAGATTTTATCAACAAAGGAGGATGATTTTTTCTATAAGAAAAGTACTTCATACAATAAAAAACAAAAGTCAATAACAGAAGACGATTTATTTTAAAAAACAAATATAATGAATAAAGAAAAATATTATTGGTTAAATGATGAGAGCAGGCTTTTCTTATCAAGGGGGTATATAAATGAGACCCCCGAGCAAAGGATTAAAGATATTGCAAATAAAGCAGAAGAATATTTAAAAATTGATGGGTTTGCTGTTAAGTTTGAGGAATATATGGCAAGGGGTTTTTATAGCCTTTCTACTCCTGTATGGATTAATTTTGGCAAAGAAAAGGGGTTGCCTATATCCTGTTATGGATCCAATATTGATGACACATTAGATAGCATTTTAAATGCTGGAAGGGAAATTGGTATGATGTCAAAATATGGTGGTGGCACAAGTGCTTATTTAGGTAATATTAGAGGTAGGGGAACTAAAATATCAACAGGTGGTACAGCAGATGGACCAGTTCATTATGCAAGGGTGTATGACACAGTTGTTGATGTTTGCAAGCAATCAGAGGCAAGAAGGGGTGCATGTGCAGTTTGGTTACCAGCTGAACATGATGATATTATGGAATTCCTTGATATTGGAACAGAAGGTAATCCAATCCAGAATTTACAATATGGTGTTACTGTTACAGATAATTGGATTAATGATATGAAGGGGGGTGATCCAAGTAAGAGAAAGATATGGGCAAAGATTATTCAAAGGCGTAATGAGTTTGGTTTTCCATATATTATGTTTAAGGATAACTCAAACAACAATTCCCCCTACAAAGAGTTGGGTATGGAGATAACTGCTTCAAATTTATGCTTAACAGAGGATCAAAGGGTTGTTACATCAAAAGGATATTTGACTGTAAAAGAGTTACATGAGAGTGGTGAGGAACTAGTTTTATTTAGTGGGAGTGAAGCTGTTAAATCATCTCCTATGTTATTGAGAAATGAGGATGCTGAAATTCTAAAAATAACATATTCAAATGGGATGACACAAAAAGTGACATTCAATCATGGAATACCAGTTTTTAATGATACTACAAAAGATATTGTAAGAGTTGAAGCAAAAGATTTAAAAATTGGTGACTATGTTGCTTTGCAAACAGAAAAAGGTTTGTTTGGTGATTTGGATATGCAAGATGAGGCTTATTTGTTGGGGATATATCAATCAGATGGAACACAAACCAAGAATGAATTAATGATTGATGTTTGGGAGAATGATTTTGACTTAGTTGATGATATTCAAGAAAAGTTTAATAAATTACATTATAAGTATGATTGTGACACATATGGTATTAAAAATGCTTTTGGTAAAGAAAAAGTTGGATTAAGAAATAGAAATCCAGCAACATTTCATGATTGTAAAATAAATCAATCACTGGTTAAAAAGAAGCGTTTGACATCAAGAACTTTGAAAAAAGCATTAAATTTTGAAAAAGGTTATGTTCCATCTTGGATTTGGGAATCAAATGAGGATACTATTTGGTCTTATTTAAAAGGTTTGTTATATGCAGATGGTTCAGCATTTAAAGGTGTATCTGAAGGGGAACCATTACAGATAGTATATGCTGATATTAATAAAGATTTTTTGAAAGAATTACAAATTTTATTTACAAATTTAGGATTAAGTTGTTCAATTGCTTTATTAAGAAAAGAGGGGTCACATTTAATGCCAGATGGTAAAGGTGGTCATAAATATTATACATCTAAAGATTGTTGGAGATTAATTTTTGGTAGTAAAAATGATGCCTTAATTATTGAAAATAAAACACAATTCTTGTCAAGAAAAAATATAATTATTGAGGAAAGAGAATATAGAGATAATACCAAAAAAAGGGCAAAGGTTGTTGCAATTGAGCAATTAGATAATGAACCAGTTTATTGCCCAACTATTGATAATGATGAGCATATTTTTGTATCAAATGGTTTGAGAACATTTAACTGTTCAGAAATTCAATTACCGACAGATTCATTAAATTCATTTGTTTGTTGTTTGGGTTCATTAAATTTACTTCATTGGGATGAGATAGTTGAGACTGACGCAATTGAGGTTTATACTATGTTCTTAAATGCAGTTATGGATGAATTTATATTGAAGTCAGGTAAAATGGCTGGTATGAAAAGGGCTAATAGATTTGCATCACAACACAGAGCAATTGGTTTGGGGGTTTTAGGATATCATTCATTATTCCAATCAAAATTAATACCATTTGAATCTTTGATGGCAAAGCAATTAAATCATCAAATATTTAAAATAATTAAAGAGAAATCAGAATTGGCCTCAAAATATTTATATGAAGAGAAGGGATATAAATGTTTAAGAGAGGGTTATGCCAATACAACATTAATTGCTATTGCCCCAACCAAGTCAAGTTCATTTATTCTAGGACAAGTAAGTATGGGTATTGAGCCAATCAAATCAAATTATTTTATTAAAGATTTGGCTAAATCAAAAACAATTTATAAGAATCCATTTTTGGATATTGAATTGGATAAGTATGGTTTAAATACACCAGAAACCTGGGAGAGTATTTTGAAGAAAGATGGATCGGTTCAGCATTTGGATTTTCCCACAAAAGAGGTATTTAAATCATTTATTGAAATATCACCAAAAGAATTAATATTACAAGCAGCACAGAGGCAAAAATTCATTGACCAATCACAGTCATTAAATTTGATGATACATCCATCAGTTCCAGCAAAGGATATAAATCAATTATATCTATATGCACATGAAGAGGGGGTTAAGACGCTTTACTATCAGTTTAGCCAGAGTTCAGCACAATCATTTGCAAGAAATATTAATGAGTGTGTTAGTTGTGAATCTTAGATTTTATACAATTTGTTAAATAAAAAACCCCCAACCTATTAATTTAGAATTGGGGGTTTTTTAATAAGATTAGTTAGCAACAAATTTACCCTTTTGAAATATCAAATATACCTTTTATCCTAATAGAAGACGGAATACCACTTTTTCTAAATTGGGCTAGTTTATTTGTATTTAATAGTATATTTCCATTAACCAACAAATCTTCTGGTAAGGATTTAATATTGGAATTTCTTAAATCCAAATCACCATTAATTCTTAAATTATCTGGTAGTTGTTGTAGTTTTGAATTATATAAATTCAAACCACCATCCCATTCTAATTTACCATTCAATAATTGAGATTCAACATCAGAATAGGATGGTTTTTTATTATAGAAATTAGAAGGATTATTATTATATGATTCTTCTGAAGAACTCTTTTTTTCTTTGTAAGTATTAATAAGTCTATCAAAATCTCTCCCATATAACAAACCATCAATAAGTTCAAGTTTCAATACATCATCTTCACTAAATGAAAAATTAGATGACTCAAATTTGGATTTCATTCTTTCTAATTTATCCATAATTTTTTGCATCTTAGCCATTCCTTCTTTGCCAGTTGATGCTTTACTAGCACTGTGATAGTCCATAAAAAGACCTTCACTTCCTTTGTCTTCAATAATTATTCTTTTAACTAGTTTAGTTAAACCAGCTTCTGTTAATCTTAATGTTTTCATAATTTTTTTTCATATAAATATACAATAAATTAAAATAGTTTACAAATTTGTGAAAAAGATATATTTATATTTAAATGAGTTATAATGGCTGAAGGTTTTACATATGGTGTTGATTTCCCCTTTGATACATCACTTAGGGGTGATGCCTTAAAGATGACAGAAACAGCTTCAGATGAGATTAGAGCATCTTTATTGCATTTGTTATTAACAAGAAAAGGTAGTAGATATTATTTACCAGATTTTGGGACAAGATTATATGAATTTCTATTTGAACCATTGGATGTTGTTTCATTTGATGTGATTGAAAATGATATTAGGGATTCTGTTGCAAAGTATATACCAAATTTGGTTATCAACAAGATAATTATTGAGCCTTTGGATCAGAATGAGGAGGTTCAAGGAAACAGATTGAGTGTGGATGATGTTGGGTTATCATCAAGGGATAAGGTTTATCGTTCGCCTGGTAATGGCACATATCAAAATACAGCAAAAATAAAAATAGAATATACTACAAATAACAATAGTTTTTCAGGTAGTGAATTTATCATAATAAATATATAATATGTCAGATAGAAAAATATCATATGGTGTTAGGGATTTTCAGAGCATAAGAACTGAATTATTAAATTATGTTAGGACATATTATCCTGACTTGATTAATGATTTTAATGATGCTTCCATATTTTCAGTATTCCTTGATTTGAATGCAGCAGTTGCTGACAATTTGCATTATCATATTGATAGGAGTTTGCAAGAAACAGTTTTGCAATATGCACAACAAAAATCATCCATATATAATATAGCAAGAACTTACGGATTAAAAATCCCAGGTCAAAGACCCTCATTGACCTTATGTGATTTTTCAATAGTTGTACCACCATTTGGCGATAAGGCAGACGCAAGATATGCTGGTGTCCTTGAGAGAGGTGCACAAGTTTTGGGTAATGGTGTCATTTTTGAAAGCATAAATGATATTGATTTTTCATCAGATTATGATGGGCAGGGTCTTCCAAATAGGACAGTAATACCAAATAAGTTAAATAATATAGTTATTAATTATACTTTAACAAAACGTGAGCCAGTTATCAATGGGGTTACAAAGGTATTTAAGAGGGTTATAACAGCATCTGATGTTAGACCATTTTTTGAATTATTTTTGCCAGATAAAAATGTTTTGGGTATTACAAGTGTTTTATTAAAAGATGGTCAGATAAATACAATTCCCCCATCATCAGACTTTATTGGGGATGCAAATAAATGGTATGAGGTTGATTCATTGGCAGAGGATAGGGTTTTCATTATTGACCAAACAAAGGACACAGGCAATGCTGGTATAAAGGTTGGAAAGTATATTCAAACAGATAGTCGTTTCATAAGTGAATTCACATCAGAAGGGTTTAAGAAATTGACATTTGGAAATGGGGTTAATACAGCATTAGAGCAATTAAACCAATTCACAACAACAGGTCAATTGCCCACATTACAGAATTATTTGAATAATTTCTCATTGGGTAGAACATTAAAACCAAATAGCACATTATTTGTTCAATACAGAGTTGGGGGTGGATTAAACACAAATCTTGGACCAAATACAATTAACCAGATTGGGGTTAATTCATTTAGATTGAATGCAGGGAATCCAGCACAAGAATCGGCTGTTATTAATTCATTAAGGGTTAATAATTTATTCCCAGCAATTGGGGGAGCTGGATTACCAACCACAGAAGAGGTTAGGAATTTTGTATCCTTTAATTTTGCTGCGCAGAAAAGAGCAGTTACCATAAATGATTATGAATCAATCATACGTAATATGCCACCACAATTTGGGGCTCCAGCAAAGGTGTCAGTTCAAGAGGTGGATAATAAAATACAAGTGCTTGTTTTATCCTATGATGCAAATGGAAAATTGATTAGTGATAATTCAATATTTTTAACAGACAATATTGCAAATTATTTATCAAATTATAGAATGATAAATGATTATATTGTTGTTTCATCGGCAAAAGTTATAGATGTTGGTGTTGAGGCTGCTGTTACCATATCAGCAGGTTTTGCATCAAAAGATATTGTTAACAATATAATTTCAACAATAAATAATTATTTCATACCACAGAATATTCAGTTGGGCAAAGATATAAATATATCTGAAATAAAGAGTAGCATTCAGAATTTGAATGGGGTAATTACTGTATCAAATATTTTGTTCAAAAATTTGGTTGGTGGCAATTATTCTGGTGCAGAACCAGTTGTGGGGTATTATCCCCCAGCCTCAAATAGGATTATACTTTCAAGTGATGAAACAATCTATGCAGATTCAAATGAGATATATCATATAAGATATCCAGAAAGAGATATTACAGTTAAGGTGAAGACAAATAACGGGTTGACTATTATTTAAATTATTTATTTTGTGGGGATATTCTTTATTCTTTTATAAATAACATATAATAAAATATTTATGAATAATAAAGAATAAAATGCAAAATAGTTTTAGAATTAAGACTGAAATTGGACAAGATAAGGTTGTTAATTTTCAGTTAGACCAAAATATTGAATTCCTTGAGATTTTATCTTTTAAAATAAGGCAATCTGATGTTTATACATTGGATTGTGCAAACTATGGTGTTGTTGCAGGAAGGATTACAGCAAATAATGGCTTTGGTATTGCAAATGCTAGAGTTTCAATTTTTATCCCATTGAGTGAAGAGGATGCAAAGAATGAGTTAATTACATCTATATATCCATATAAGTCAATAAATGATAAAAATGAAGATGGTTATAGATACAATTTATTACCATATGAGTCATCAGGCCCTGGGCATGTTGCAACAGGAACATTCCCCACACTAAATGATGTTATGTTTGATGCCCAAGCCATTGAGGTTTATGAGAAGTATTACAAATATACAGTAAAGACAAATTCAAGTGGGGATTATATGATATTTGGTGTTCCGGTTGGAAGTTATAGCATATTAATGGATTTGGATTTATCAGATATTGGTGAATTTTCATTGACCCCCCAAGATTTGATAAGGATGGGAAGGGCAACAGAGGCACAATTTAAAGGAAATTCATTCCAAAGTTCACCAGATTTGGATTCATTGCCACAGATTGTTTCTTTATCCAAAGGTATAACCATATCCCCACTTTGGGGTGATCCAGAAACTTGTGATTCAACAATAAATAGGGTTGATTTTGATTTAAGGGATGATGCAAGTATTGACATCCAACCAACAGCAATATTTATTGGGTCAATCTTTGGTACAAGTAATATAGATAGTGTTAAGATTAATTGTGGTGTGAAGGAAAGTATGGGCAATTTATGCCAACTTGAAACAGGTCCTGGTCAAATACTTGCAATAAGACAAACAAAAAATCTTGATTCAAATAGTTTACCCATTCTTGAACAATATGAATTAAATAATAATGGTAGAGTTATAGATGGTGATGGGACTTGGGTTGTTGAGTTACCTATGAATTTGGAATATGTTGTTACAGATGAAAATGGAAATCAAATTATAACAACAAATGAGAAAATAGGGATACCAAGAAAGGGTAAATATAGATTTAAGGTGAAGTGGCAAGATGTGGATAATTCAAGAGATACATCAAGAAAGGCACATTATTTAGTACCAAATATTAAAGAATATACAAATAATAAAAATAAATCATATTATTTTGGTCTTGACTGGAATGGTTATGCAAATAAAGATGCTGCAATCAATTGTGAGGATACTTTTTATGAGTTTGAATATAATAAGGTATATACTATTGCTGGATTGGTTGACCAATACCAAGGGGGTACAACACAAGGTAAATTTATTGGGATAAAAGAAATTTCAGATAGGAGTTGTGAACAAAATGTTAATAAATACCCAGTTAATGATGGGGTTAAGAATTTTGATTTATTATATTTCTTATTTTCATTAATTGTTCAAATATTCCAATTTATTAATGTTCCTTTGATATTTGGATATCATTTGATTGCATTTTTGTGGAATTTTTTTGCATTTGTGATATTACCAGCAATTTTAGCTATTTTAACATTTTTAATAGGTGCAGTCATTTTACAAATAATTCTAGCATTTAATCCAGGTAATTTTCTTTCAGGACCATTGGTTATTATTAAAGGTATTGTATTATTAGTAGGACTTTCTACTTTATATGTTTATCTTATTAGAAATTTTAAAAAAATAGTAAAAAGAAAAATAAAAAAAATACATTTACCAAATATAACATATCCAAATTGTGAAATTTGTAATTGTGAGATGGAAGAGGCAGATGTTGAATTAGAAGGATTAGCTCAAAATAATGGATTATTATCACAATTATCAAACTATACTTTATATTATGATAATTTTTCTCAAAACTTTAATTGGGCTAATTTAAATGATATAATAGGTATTAAATCATATGAAGATAATTCTTTATATGAAGATGATAAACCTTTGATGATACTTGCAATGACACAAGCTCTTGCAGGTAGAACAACAAATTCATCTGGTATAAAAGTTAAAAATGTAGGGGAAACAGACATTAAGATGCCAAGATCTGACAAATTTAGTTTATCTGTTCTTGCCCAAAATTTTTCAGTTTATAGTGAAACATTACCAATAGGGGAAAGAATTAATTATTTTAATTTGAGAAATAATTATTTTTCTAATAAAAATAAAATAAAAGTTTCATTTGCAAATAATTTGAATAAATTTAAATATCATTATGATAATGTAATTGTTGTTTTATCTGATGTTTTGATTGAAACAGGAGAATTATTGAGTTTTGTTAATAGTAGTGTATCAAAAGATATTAATTTTAAATATAGTGGGACAACAATAGATGGTGAAACTTTCTTTGGTAAACCTGGGTCTATTAAAATAACTGAACAAAACAAAGTTATAAATGTAAAATATGCTGTAACGCAAGATATTGAATCTTCAGAAACATATACATTACCAGTTTTAACTGGTGTAACTAATACATCTTATTATGCTTCTGATTTGGAATATTTTCAAGTATTAACTGGTATGACATATTATGACTATATAAATATATCAGATAAGACAAAAATTGGATATTTACCTAGTGTATTGACATCATCTGCTGTATTGAGAGTTAAGTTGGGGAATCAAAAAGATGAGGGTAAGGAATTAATTATTAATAACCCAATTGAGTATTTTCAAAATATAGAAAACCAATATGTGTTAATTATACAGAGAGGTGTTGACCCCTACTCACCTGAATATACAAACAAATATGGTTTGGGTAAGATTTTTGGTTATGACAATGAGGATCAAATTAGTTTGAGCCTTAATACTAAGTTAAATATACCAATACAAAAACTTAATGATTTCAATAATGGAAGCATTTATAGTAAGAATGTAACAATACAAACGTTAACAGACCAAAATGATGTTTCATTTGATTCATATGTGTTCCAACCTGGACAAGATTATGAACCCTACAAAACAGATGCTGTTTCTTATTATGCTGGTATATTAAATAATAGAAATCCAATAACAGATAACCCCACATCAAAATTAGGACTTTATCCTAATGTAGTTACATTTTTAAAAACTTGGATAAGTGCTAAACCAACTTTAAAAGAATCTAATTTTTTAATACAAAATGGTGAACGTGCAGGTGGTAATAATACATACCCAAAAAATACACCAAATAATTTACTTGATTCAAAATATAATATATCAAACTTAGACTTTAATGGTGGGTCTTATATGTTGGGTTCTGGTGATGTGAAAGAAAATAATGCAATTAATTCTGGTCGTTTTAATCTTATGTTATATTTTTCATATAGTTCACATCTTGAATTAAAGGATAAAAAATTATTACGCACTAATAAAAAAATAGTATTGAGGACAGATAGACTTCCAACTTCAGATGGTTTGGATGGTAATAATTGGAATAATAATAGTGTTGGTATATTACAGCAGAATAATGCATTTAGGATTTACACATATCCCAAATCTTCACAGGGTGAGGGATTACCTTTTGAGGCTAATCCACTTTTTGATGCTAGTTTTGCTGGAAGTGACATTTCTGGATTGCCAAATGCAGCAGGTGTGTTGAGTACATTCAATATATGTAAAAATTTGGTACCATACTCTTGTTATTCAAATGTTGGAGGGGTTATAAAAATAAATGAGGAATGTACATCAACAAAATATCAAAAAACATATATAAAGGATGGATGTTATCAGTTGGTTAGACGACCAATAATTGATTTGGTTGTGGATTTTACTGCATTCAATGAATGGATTTTTAGGTTTAAATTAAATTATGGTATATGTAGAGGTGTTATATCTGAAACATTTGCAAATAATTGGGTAAATGGTTCTTTATTTATGTTTTCTTTTAGAGCAAACACAAGTAAGACAACTCCAGAATATTGCAATGATTTGGTTTACTATGATAGTGAAACAAATAATTTCTATTACAGAAGTTCACCATATAGTGATACTAAATTTGTTGGGGATATTAATAGAAGGGGAAATAAGTTAAATAACTACAACTTGATGTATCCAACTACAATTGTTAATTTGGGAGTTAAGAATAGGCAGAAGACATCATTTAATGATTTTAGTACTTATGGGTATGTTGTGAATTCAATCAATCCTACAAGTCATTATGATAATTCTGATTTGGTAAACTTTTTTGTTATTAGTAGGATATTGGATTCTAATTTTTTGAGAAGTACTAAAATTATAAATGAATTTTTTAGAGAACCTGGGAAAAAGGTGGATGGAGATTTGGCTCAATTGATGTCAATCAATTCTGAATTTGGGGTTGTTAAATTTTCACCAGAATTATATGAATTTAAAACAAATAATTCACCAACCATCATTTTTAGTGAAAAGAGTAGTAATGGTAGAGATAAAAATTATATGGGAGTTTTTTATTCATCATCAGAAGCTGATTTACAGTTAAAGGATCATATAACACCAGGTAGAGTTAATTTTAGGAAGATTGAAACAAACGCATTAGTTAGACAAAATTACGGCAATAAGTCACAAGATGTGCCATTTTATAGTTGGAATTTAGATAAAACTTCAAGAACAATTTTTGGAACAGAAAAAAACAATTGGGGAACAGCACAAAACGATATTAAGAATAAAAAATATCAATCTCTTGAAAGAATAAAGTTTACTTCAGGAGATACAAAAACAGATTATTTTTCAGATTCATCTTATGATTTGAGTTATAATAATGATAGGGGTTATATTTTTGCTCAAAAAAATAATGAATATAATAGAGATGATAGGGGTGGGATTGATTCTTTTATAGTTGGTGCACCATTTCATTTTTACTTTGGTATTAAGAAAGGGTTTTCAGCTTTGGATAAATTTAAAACAAAATATTTAAATGAATAAATATAGTATTGTTCCTAGTTTATATAAGAATAAGGTATCAGATGATGATAATTCACAGATTTCAATTGAGTTTGAATCTACAAGGAAAGAACTTATTGAATTTGATAGGGATGTTAATGTTGATTTAAAAAAATTATATGAACAAGAAAAGAGCAAATCATTTAAGATTAGACCAGTTTTTAACATAAATTTTACATATATTAATTCATATTCAGGCATTACAAGTAGTAAATATAAAAATGAGTTAATATATCCATTATTGAATTCAATCTATATACAAGATGAGAAGGTTAAGAAGGGATTTCTTCAAGCATATGAATTTGATTTCTATAGAACCCCCACATTAACAGCATTTGGTTATGAGTCAGTAAGTGCATATACCTATAATTGGCGTTATTATTTGACTTATCCTTATAGTGAGGACAGCAAACAAAGGCTTAACATTAAAATGAAGAATATTTTCTATGATTGGACTGTGGAAGATGGAATACCATTTATTGGTTATGATGTTATAATAAATGGGTTTAATATATCAAGAATTACTTGTGGGGTTGAGCATAATGTCAAAGAAGGGGAGAGTGTTTTGATTAATGGTGTTGTGTATGATGTATATTCATTTGGTGATAATTCTTTTGAATCAGAGAAATATATCATAAACATACTTAACATTAATAACCAGATTAAATCAAGTATTCCAAGCACATTAAAACGTGTTGTTATTGGGGGTAATTCGGGTGAAACAACTTCAAGATATTACATTAGAAAACATAAAGTCATTGATGGGGGTGACAAGTTGGTTGTAACAAAATCTGGTTTCCAGAGGGGTGTTTTTGATGGAAATAGTAATATTGAATTTTCAGGTTTTACTAAGGAATCAAATTACGCATACAATTTTACATTGCAAAATGAGATTAATATTGAGGGTGTTGTGGATAATCATAATAGGCCAATAAGTGAGTTGTATTTAACAATTATTTTCAAGGGTCAATCAGGATTTTTTGCATCAAGGAATGATAATATGAAAAAAGGGTGGGAATTCAATATTCTTAAAAATAATATTCAATGGTGGGAGAGTAGAAATTCAGAATCTAATAGTGATATTAGGTCTATTTCTTATTTTGATAATGAAAAGAATGAGTTCTTTTATTATGATCCCCCAAATGTATTTGATGGTGATTTTTGTGAATATAATGAATATGAGCAATTGGAAAGGGTTGTTTCAGACTTTTATTATAAAATAAAACATTCGCCAATCTTTAATATAAATAATAATGAAAAAGGGTATTACTATAAACCCCATAATAAATTGCAACTAAAGGTATTTTCAGATTATGTTGAAACAGTTGATAAGAACTTGGCAGATAATGTTCCAAATTATGCATTTTATTCAAAGGTGGATGGTCAATTTAGATGGAGGGATATTTATAGTGTTGGATTTTTTGATGAGAATAATAATGGAATTAATTATCCCTTCATAAATAATTCCTTTTATCCTTTTGTTAATAATGTTTTTAAGTTATTTCCTGAAGGATATGATTATTATGAACAGAAAATTCTTAAATCAACAAATATTGATGGGAATTCTTTAATTGTAAAACCTGTGATAGATGACTGCGAATAAATATAGATTGTTGCAACCAAAACTTAATGACTTAACAATTAGTTTACCCATTAAGATGGATTTTGATAATGTTGGGCATCAAGATACCATAAATAGTTATGGGGAAGAGGTTTTAAATAATTCCATAAATGCAATAGTTGATTATGAGGTTGTTAGGTTCTCACATAAGGGGTTAATTGAGGGTTTTCCTGATGTATCAAAAACACCTACACCAACACCTACACCGAGCAGCACAGTTACCCCTACACCAACTAAGACAGTTACTCCTACACCAACCAGAACAATTACTGCAACACCAACAATTACACCAACTAAAACAGTTACACCAACTATCACCCCAACTATCACCCCAACTGCATCAGTTACACCAACTATAACACCAACTAAGACAATTACTCCTACACCAACTAGAACAATTAATGCATCCCCAACAATGACACCAACCAAGACAGTGACACCAACTGTTACACCTACACCATCAGCAACTGAATTAAGGTATTATTCATCAAATAATTTAATAGCATTCAATCAAAATTGTTAATAAATATGACAGATTTTAACATATATGCAGGTTCAGCACCAACCCCAAGTGGTTGTGGTAGTTGGTATAACTATGCAACTAGTGGTGATGCTTGTAATTCAATATTTTGTACAACAACACCAACAACTTGTGTGGGGGATTGTGATATATTATATGTATCAACACAAAGAACCCCACAGAAAATAGAGATTAATGATATTATTTACATTGGGACAGATACTGGTTATGAGATATTAGCTGAAGGTTGGTATGTTAGCAGTACAAAGGGGACAGTATTCAACATTAATTCAAGTGGTGTTTTGACAAGTGTCAATACTTGTTCTGGTGCAACTTATGTTAGGGATTATGATGGTAATTATTATGGTACAGCAGTAATTGGCACACAAACTTGGTTTACAGAGAATTTGAGGACAACAAGATATAGTAATGGAACAATCATTCCATATGTGACAAATCCCACAACTTGGAAAAATATAAATAGTGGTGCTTATTGTGCATATAATAATGCCATTGATAATTGTTTTGGGTATCTATACAATTGGTATGCTACATCAAATGGTGGGGGGTTATGCCCTACTGGATACCATGTACCAACAGAAGCAGAATTTCAAACATTGGGATCATATCTTGGTGGTAATAGTGTTGCTGGGGGTAAGATGAAAACAGCCGGATTTGTATGGTGGAATAGTCCAAATGATGGGGCAACAAATCAAAGTGGGTTTAATGCATATCCAGCAGGGAGAAGATTATTTAGTGGCAATTTTAACTATTTTGGTGAAACCACAACATTTTGGACGCAAACACCAGGGAGTTCATTAAATTTCAAAAAATTAGTCCAATTGAAATATAATAATGATAATTTGGATTTTCAGCCAGATGACCCCAATAATGGGTATTCTGTTAGATGTATAAAAGATTAATGAAATGGGAATAGATTATAGTTTAAATATAAATTTTAATTTCCATAATGGAAAGGAATTGGATTCAATAAATAATTGGAGTTCAAGTTATTTGGCAAAAAGCATTGGTTTCAATGTGGAGGATATTAATACTGTTGCAAACAATTTTAATAATTCATTCTTTAAGTTGGATTATTATGACACCCCCTTTAGTAAATCTCAAAAAGTTTATCTAACAACAATCTTACAAGCAAGTAATGGGATTAAAATAGGTGGTGTTACCATACCAACATATCTTTTGGATTATACAGAGAATACAGAAGGATTTTTTGTTTATTGGTTAAAAGATAAGGAAATTTTTAATTTTGATACATTTTATGTTAGTGCAACATTTTTTAGTGGAAAAGATGGTACTTTTAAAAGGATGGCAAATGTTTGTCAGTCAACAACAAGTGATAGATATAATTTGAATGAGGTTTTTGATTTTTATTATAAGATAAAATTAAATTATGATACTTATACCTATGAGTATTATGATATTAAGGATAAAGCCCAAGTGGGTGTTAAGAAGAATCCTATGAAGTGGTATGAATATGTAACAAAGAAGTAATGATATATAAGATTAAAATATCCCCTGAGTCATTATCATCCATAATTAAGGAGGTTACTTATAGTGGTAACACCTTTGGTGTTTATACAGGGATGACCAGTTTATTGACAAGTGGGGTAAATGGTACATCATCCTTGACAGGGCTTACAATCCCCATATTATTGATGCAAGATTGTGTTGATATTGGTTATTATTCAGAGTTTGATGGTGCAATACAACAAAAGGAAACAGTTTTAAATTATGTGTTTAGTGCAGAAAGTCCATATACTTACTGCATATACAATACATCAATTGTGAATGCCTATACCAAAGGATCAGAATATCAAATATATTGGGGGGATTATAGCAAAATTGAGGTTATGGATGATGTTAAGAAATGTCATGGATATCCAAAATCATCTGCCAAATATGAAATAAAATTAAAACAAAATAATAATTTTGGAACAAATATTATTACCAAGACAATAACAATTCCTTTTGATAAAGATAAGAAAAGTGATAATCCAGATGGAACAATTGAATTTATCCCAAGTGGGGGTCCGTGGAAGGATTCACCAATAAGTTATGATTATATCTTTACAGGTGATATAGGTATGGATATTGATGATTATATATATGATGGTAATGTTATAGTTTCAGGGTATACAAAATCAAATTTGATTGAGTTGGAGTTATATGGGGAAAAATCATATAAGGCTGGTGTTGATGTAATTAAGGATGGTACTGTTTATGGAAAAGTTACAAATATAAATGATTCATTCACTGCTTATACCATTCAAGATATTAAATATGTGGATTACCCTTTTGGTGTCACAACATTTGAGGTTAATAGTAAAGGGTTAACCAAAGATACAACCAAATTGACCCCAATCACAAAGAATGAGGCATTGATGAAGTCAGTATCTGATGTCCAGATTTTCTCAAATGTATTTGTTGAGAGGGGGAAAAATTCAGGTTATGAGAAAGTCCAAAGACTTGGTGAAGTCAAAACACTACAAGATATGGAAAAATATGGATATGGGTATTTTAAATTGACAAATAAATAAAGAAATAAACTATTTATAATTAAAATGTAATAATATGGCAATTGGTACATATGGAACAGTTAGACCTAGTGATGTGAGTCCCGAAGATGTGGAGATAGTAATGGTATATGCACCAACAAGGGATCAAGCAGATTTGATTTCACAAAAAAGATTGGATGCTACAACTATATTGAAACCTTATTTTGATAGTGAGCATCCTGATGAGATATTGGGGGGATTATATAATTTGACATTACCAGCTTCTGAATTCACAGCACTTGGTTATTATACATTATATTTAAGACCAGCACAAATAAGAACAAAAATAAATGATTGTGGTATTTTGAGTGCATTACCAAATGTTAAAGGTATTATTATAAATTTGGATGATGTTCCGGATGATTTTAGAAATAAATTTGAGGTACCCCAAGAATTGGTTGGGTATAGGGTTGAATATTTGAATAATGGACAGAAAGTTCCAAACTTCTTTAGGTTAATAACATCATCTTTCTTTTGTGAGCCAATTGTGACAAATGAGGTGAACACAAACCAAAAATCAATTAGATATAGGTATGTTGATAACAATACCAATTTGGTTTTCTTGACTTTAAGTCCAAGTAGTTCACCTTCAAACAAGACAAATGCAACACCTTTTATTGGTCAGCCAAATCAAAACATAATTATAACCAACACCTATTTCAATCCCACAACATTGGAGATTGAGATAGCAGAGCATGATATATCCACATTAGCAATTGGGATATTTGGCAATCAGACCAAATCTATTGAGGATGGGGTTTATACATTATATGACCCGGCAAACAACATATATAAACAATATAATCTATTTGAGGTTAGAAATCAGTTTAATGAGTTGTTATATGAGGTTAGAGAAGATAGGGGTGATGATATAGACATAAGCAAAAATTTTGATAACATAATAGAATAATGCCAATAATTTACGTTAAGAATAATCCCCTTGCTGGTGCTAGTAGTGTTTTTGACAACTTGGTTGGATACCAACTTGTGACAGGGGGTGGTTTGACTTTTGGTACATTTGAATTCACGCCATCTATATTTGAAACTATTCCACGTAAATTTCAGACAAATATTTTTGATGCACCAGTTAGCTTGGAAAGTTTGGGAATTAATGATATTGGGGATGTTAAAACAGCAATATCAAAGGAATTAGATGTTTATCCAAATTATGATATAACCCAAGTTATGGGTTTTGTTATGTATGGGTCATTATCCAAAAGGTTTTCTGTGTCCATAACAAATGTAATAAATAATTTTCCGGCATCCATTGATGTTAATTTTTATGATAATAATTTAAATACTGGTTATACAGCAACAAATATTGTTTATGATGCTATTACAGATGATACAACTTTTGATATTAACATAGAGAAGATATACAATCCTTTTGGTGTTGATTTTAGCCAAAATTCAGCAATTAATTTATTGGCAAATGAGATTGTTGTTTCTGAATATAGGAATTTGACAAAATATTATGTTGATTATGTATTATCTATAAATGGGGTTGTTTACCCCTTGGTTATTTTGAATCCTTCTGAAAGTTTAACAGAGGGTACTTTAACTATTACAGTTTCAGGCTCACCATTTGGGGTATCATCAAGCAATAGTGTTCAATCTTTTATAATTAGACCAAGTGACTTTCTATATAATTTGTTATTGAAGAGTCAGTTGGATGAGTTGGAGCAATTTATGTTAAATACATTATCTTCACCCATTTATACAATGACCTTACAAGTGCCACAAGAAAATGATAATGGTCAATTTACATTAGTGGATACAAACATAACCTTTCCTTTGGATGGGGTTTGGAATATAGATATATTAAGTGATAGGTTTTCCACATATTTGGATAATGTTCAAGTGATTGCAAATTATTTTGACAATGCAAGAACAAATCTCATATCAAGGTTTTTTGTTTCAGATTCGTTGAAGGAGTTTGATACATTTGATAGGAGGATTGAAAGTATGCTTCAAATATATGGCAGAAGTTTTGATGAGGTTAAAAAGTTCATTGATTCTTTGGCATATATGAATTCAGTTAATTATACCCCAAAGAATGACATACCATCCCAATTATTGGTGAATTTGGGTCAAACATTAGGTTGGCAAGAAGATTTCCAATTTTTAACAGATGAGACCTTAATAGAATCCATATTTGGGAATAATAGTGATTTTAAATATCCTGCATATAATAGGTCACAAACGCCATTGGAATTGAATTATTCTTTTTATAGGAATTTGGTCATCAATTCATTTTACTTGTTTAAATCAAAGGGTACAAGGCGTTCAATTGAGTTTATACTTAGGTTATTTGGCGCACCAGAGGCATTGATAGAATTTAATGAGCATATATATATTGCGGACCAAAAGATAAATCTAACAAAATTTAATTCAGATTTATCAAAAATACAGACAGGGAGTTATATTGATAATGATCCTGTGTTTAGTGCTAGTACATATACCTTATCAGGTAAAACATACACAGCAATGACAGAAAACACCACATCATTAATTGTTAATTTTAACACAACAAATTACCCCTTAGATAGATTGACAGGTTATCCCAAGCAGCCAAAAGATAGTGACCAACTATTCTTCCAGATGGGTGCTGGATGGTATCAGTTAACCCCAAAGCATAAAAGCCTTGAAATAGCAACAAGAACTGGGGTTGCACCAAATGTTCAATATGGTTCAGAGTTTGAGCCATTCACATATGGCAATAAATATTTGGATATTTTTAGAAAGTTCCCATATATTGATGAGGGTTTTACCTTATCCAAATATGTGGATAATAAGAAATCTTGGTCAAGGGATAATACATTGATGAGGGTTTCTGTGGATGGAAGTTATAATGCTTATTATTTTGTGAGTGATGAAAGATTGCTATTGAATGTTAAAAACACTAGTATATTCTTAAACCCCTCACAAGGGCTTCTGTATGATGTTTGGGTTCAATCTAATGAGTATGATTACCCAATACCACAAAGTGGCTTAACATACCCTTATGCGACAACTGGGGGTACTGATGCAACAGAGATAAACCCACAACCAAAATCAAAATCATTTTTTGAGTTTGCATCAACATTTGCAAAGAATATGATTAATGTGCGTAATAGGATGTACATTAATGATGGCAAGACAGGGGGTTATCCAACATTGCAATCCATTTTTTGGAAATATATTGAAGCACCATATACAGTTAACATCCCAACAAACAAATATACATATGAGAAATTAATTAAATTTGTTGAGGGGATAAATCCATATTGGATTAAGTTGGTTGAACAGATGATACCAGCAACAACCCTATGGATGGGTGGGGTTAAGTTTGAGAATTCCATATTTCACAAGCAAAAATATGTTTATAAGAGGGTTATGAGTGGGTTTACAGGAAATGACCCTAAAGTAATTACAATATCTAATATTAATATTAGTTCTATTATCCCAATTACAAGTGGGGATGAGTATATCACTTCACCAATATTTTCAGATATTTGTATTAAGAATGGTATTAGCATGGTGGCAACCCCAGCAGATTCATTCCAGGTTATCTTGGGTAATGCAATTGGTTCAACCATTGAAGAATTTGATTTGAGTTGTGATGGTACTAATGTATTGACCAGTTGGTATAGTGAGATTGTGTTGAATTCAAGCATTGTTGCAAAGGTGAAGTTTTATGATGGTATTGGGAATGATGATGTTCCAACAAGTCAATTGTGGGAAACATCATTGATTAATGCCTTATCCAATTTATATTATTATGATATTAATTATACAACGCCAATTAATGGTGTAATTAAGTTTGTTGATTTGGATTGTGTTGATGAGATTGCTACAAACAAGTTATTGACAATAAATGTTGGGGTTGATGTAAATATAATTTGTTAAGAAGATGGCAGCATTTGATTATTTTTTAAGCGTAACTGGGGATTGTTCAAGCACAAGTGCTGGTGCAATATCATTATCATTAACTGGGGGAACACCCCCATATACCATTGATTGGGTTGAACCACCTTTGGGGTCAATTATAACCACAGATGAATTCCCAATATACCAAATTGGGTTATCTGCTACAACATATGGTGTTAGGGTCAATGATTCTACTTTAAGTGAAAATTTGGAATTTTTCATTAATATTCCTGTTTCAAGTGGATGTTGTGGTTCAATTGTGTCAACCAACAACACATTATGTGGGGAAAGTAATGGTTCAGTGACTGCAACCACAACTTCTTATTTTTCAACAACAGATTGTTATTTGTATAATTATGGGGGAAATTTGATTTCCAATAATGTTTTTAATTCAGAATTTATTATTTTTGAAAATTTAAGTGCTGATACATATTATTTGCGTATTGAAGATATTGGGGGTTGTTCAGCAACAACAGAAAGTTTTATAATCAAGTCATCAACAACTTTTGATTATGGGTATTATACAATTGATGCTTCCCCTTGCTTTAGTGGTAACACAGGAAAGATATATATAACAGGGCAAACAAATCCTGGTCCATATACTTATTTCTGGGATGATGGGTCATCAGGTAACACAAAAACAAATTTATCTGCTGGAACATATTCTGTAAATGTTACAGATGGTCAAGGTTGCACACAAACAAAATCAATAGAGATAAATAATGCTTCCACAATGGGGCTTATACAAATAATACCCACACAACCAACTTGTTTCACAGCAACAGGGGCTTTAGACATAACAATAAGTGGGGGTACAACACCATTCTATTATTCTGCAAATACAGGTTATTATGACATTTCTTATGATAGGAGTTTTAAAATGACAGGTTTGACATCTGGCTCTTATGAAATATTAGTAAAAGATGCTGCTTTGTGTGAGTATGCAATATTCACTAGTTTGGATAATGATAATGGAGTAACATCTGTTTCTATAAATGGAACAAATTCAATATGCTCGTCATCAAATGGTTTTATAAATATTAATTTGGTTGGGGGTACGGGACCTTACACATATGGATTAATAGATGCAAGTGGAAACACCACAACCATAAATACAACCTTAACAAATTACATATTTGACAATTTAGGTAGTGGAACATATACAGCTTATATGCAAGATTCCACGGGATGTTATTATGATAAAGAGGTAACAATCATAGCAGAGAATAAATTCACATTGGGGCATTCAGTAACTGGAACAACTTGTAGTTCAAACAATGGTAGTATTTTTGCATATGTAAGCACAGGAGCAACACCCCCATATGACTTTTACCTAAATACCACATCAATTATTGATACAAATCTCACAGGGGTTACATTTCAGAATATAACAGAGGGTCAGTATGAATTAAGGGTTATTGATGCAATAGGATGTGAGCAAAGGAAAAACATACAAGTTACATCAAGCAATGGGATTGATTTCTCATTATATCCGGTATCTTGTGTAAATGGGAATGATGCATCAATTACAGCACTGATAACAAAGGGTACGCCCCCATTCACATTCACATGGTCAAGCAATGTAAGTGGAAACCCACAATATATAACAGCAACAGGATTAACAACAGGGAATTATAGCTTGACAATACAAGATGCAAATAGTTGTTCATTGACAAGGGAAGCATCCATAAATTGCTTTAGTGTGAATACATCATATAAAATATATGTTGTGGATTCACAAACATTTTCATTACAACCTTTAAATAATTTTGGATTATTGGATTTCTTGAATGAAGGTTTTAGTGATTTGGTAAATATGCAGTTTAGTGGATCAACAACCATAACCAATCCAAAATGTAATTTAAATTCAGCAGTTTTCACAACAGAATATACATTACAACCAAGTGGGTTAACAAGTGGAAACACATTTTACACAGGATATACAAGAACAGATGTGCCAACAGATTCAGTTTATGTGAATTCAATAGTGAATTTGGTTGGGGCAATACCAGGAATTGATAGTGTATCTTATGATTTGATAACAAACACAATAAACATCATAGCAGACCCAGGAAGTAGCATAACATCACAAGTGTTGGCAATAAACTTGAAAATAGCATATAACATTAGTTGTTCAGTATGACAAATATTATATTTACAAGTTTAAGTGGAGACACACCTTTAAGTATCTATGTATCTGATGCATTTGGGGGTAATGAGGCATATTTGGGTCAGGTAACAACTTTACCACTTGCTGGGGATATTTCATATGTGTTACCAATTATTTTTAATTCAGCACCCCAAGTAACAATAATTGTAGAAGATAATACAGGATGCAGAACATCAAAGAAATATAATTGTTATATAAATTGTGATATCATATATAGCATTACCAATATCACATCAATCACTCCAACCCCAACTCCAACACCATCTGCAACTCCAGGATATATACCACCACCAACTACAAACAATACAATTAATTTAACTAGTTTAACAGGAACAACACCTTTAAATGTTTACATATCTGATATAAATGGCAATTATGAGACTTATGTTGCAACAATTGTCAACACAAACTCACTACCAGCAACAATAGGCGTACCAATAATATTTGATGGGGCAAATCAAATTATGATAACCATTAAGGATTCTAACTCTTGCAGTTATTTTAAAATAATAGATTGTTAAATGGCAACATATAAATTAATTGTAATAAATACTGATCCTATATGTGAAAACAGAATAGAGAATGAAATAACTGGTGTTACAGCTTGTTCAAGGTATTTCTTGCAGTTAAATCCATCATCTCATTCAAAAGGACCATTTGATATTTATCTGGATTCAACAAATAGCACACCAATATATGACAATATAACAAGAACTCAATTCTTAATAGGGGTAACCATCCAAATACAATGCACAACCCCAACCCCAACACCAACCATAACCCCAAGCATATCGATAACACCATCTATAACACCAACCATATCTATAACACCAACAAGAACAAAGACGCCATCTGTAACTCCAACAAGAACCATAACACCCACAAATACCCCAACAAGAACAAAAACCCCAACTCCAACCATAACCCCAACTGTGACCCCAACAACACCAGAGCAATTTGATGCATATCTATTTATTGAACCAGTTAATTTAAATGTACAATTCAATAGTTGGATGTCAAGTGGTGGCAGCTTATTTAGGGGATTTTCAAATGGCATTGGTCCATCCATAAGTGCAACCACATTCAACAACCAACTTAATAGATATTTATCCTTCTCAGGTTGGGGGGTAAATGCTCCACAAATAAGAACAGCAAAGATAAGTCAAAATAGTGGGGGCTTTGATGAATATGGAAATTTAATTCAAGCATATCTATTCAAGACGCATGAAGTTCCAGCATACACAACAATAGGGTATTCTTGGTATACTTGGGTAATACCAAATATGAACACAAATAGAAATCTTGTTAGCAACATAGGGGTTAATGAGTATAGTGATCCAACAGCATTGGTTCCAGTTAATATGAATATGTTATATGCATCATTGACAGTTGAATATTCTGGATTTACCATACCACAAGATTATTATCATATTTATACCACATTTAGCAACACAAATTTTAGATTAATAAATAACAATAATAAGATATATTTTAGGGGAAATTCATTGATTCCTGACCCAAATGGGTGTAATTGCTTTGATGTTTATGTTGATTCAGTAGGTACATTAAGTTGTTATGATGTTTGTAGGGAAGAGCCAAATACACAAATATGTGGTAAAACAACCTTATTTGATGGATCTATTGGTCAAACATATTATGTTGATTTCCAATCTTGCATCAATAATAACACTAGTGGTTGGGGTGCAAGTAGAAATTTTAGTATAAATGGGTATTGTTATTCAACAAATTCAGTTGGTACAATAACTGGGTCAACAATATGCCCATCACCATCCCCAACACCAACAAGGACAATTACACCAACACCAACTGTAACTAGAACTCAAACTAAAACACCTACTCCAACAAGGACAGTTACCCCTACTAATACATTGACCCCAACAGTTACACCTACTAACACAAAGACTCCTACTATTACACCTACTAATACGGTTACTCCAACAAATACAGTTACACCTACTAACACAAAGACTCCTACTATTACACCTACTAATACGGTTACTCCAACAAATACAGTTACACCTACTAAGACAAAGACACCAACAATTACTCCTACTAACACAATTACCCCTACCAACACCATAACTCCAACAAATACCATTACCCCTACCAACACCATAACTCCAACTAACACAATAACTCCAACTCAAACCATTACACCAACAAGGACTTTAACGCCTACAAACACAATCACACCAACCAACACAATTACACCTACAAATAGT